CACTGTGGGGGAGTGATAATTATTGCGTGGTGGTGGGTGGTGGTGGGTTGGGTGGGTGGGATGGCGTTGTGGTGCGGGTTTGCGGGTGATTGGTTCATTTTTTGGTTGATTTGAAAAATGAGCATAAATGATCGGGAAGTGGTCAAATTTGCGCGATTATTTGCGTGATTTTGAGCACGGTTTGAGCATGTTTGATTAGGTCATTCTGCGACCGAACCATGCTAGGCGACCGATGATGTTTATGGGGGTTTCTTTATTGACGGTGAAGTCTAGGTAGGCGGGGTTGTCGCTCCTTATATATAGCGTGCCGTCGGGGGCGCGTTGGATGCGTTTGGCGGAGAGGCCGCCGTCTTGTTCGATGATGTAGATTCCATCGGTGCGGGGCGTGGTGACGCGCAGGTCTATCAGCAACGTGTCGCCGCTTTGGATGGTGGGTTCCATGCTGTCGCCGCGTGCACGAATCGCGGCGAGGTGTGCTGCATCCAATCCTTCATCGCGCAGCCAATCTCGGCGAAATGCCAGCCTGTTGATGATGTTTTCCTGCCCGTTCCACATGCCATGCCCACAGCTTGCCTCAACATCGTAGAACGGCGCTGTGGCGTATTCGCCCGCGTCATACACGCCCGCTGTCTCTTTGACGCGGGCTTCTTGTGCTGTGCCTGGCGTGCGGCTTTCCAGTCGTTTAACAAGCTCGTCACGGCTTAGGCCATGGCTTTGAGCGAACTCGTCCATCAAAACGCCATCGGGCAGCTTGCGCGTGGTGCGCTCGCGTCCCATCCATTGCTTGAACTCAATGGCTATATCGTCGTCGTTGATGTGGCGCATACAGCCTTCACCAGTTGCAAGCCAAACAAGGTCAACACCCGAAGCATCGGCAATGGCTAAGAGCGTATCAAGCTGAGGCATTCCGCCGCGTAACATATTACGCACCGAGCCTTCATTAACTCCTGAGCGACGAGCAAAAGATCGGCCTGACTCGTCGCCAAGTAAGAACTTTAGGCGCTCAGAGAAGCGTCCGATTCGTTCATCCACAATCGGACGCGTGAGTCCGTTTGTATTTTCTTCGTCCGTTTCTTTGTAAGTCATTGAAACAGGTATGAAATCTTGCATTTGCGTAATCCTTATATTGCTCCGAGAATCGGACGCGTAAAAAATATCTTGCAAAGTTGTTTTTCATGAAATACATTTAGCTCACGTAAACAACGAGTGCGCAAATAAACATGAAGAATGACTGGCACCCTGCCGACATCTCGGCAGGACTTAGAAAATCAGGATGGAACTGGTCAAGCCTGTCCGCATTTCACGGATACGCAGGAAGAACAACACTCCGTCGCGTCATTTCATCCAAGTGGCCCAAGGGCGAGCGCCTGGTTGCCGAAGCTATAGGCGTGGCGCCTGAAGACATCTGGCCTTCACGCTATGAAGAACAGTTTAAGCGAGTGGTGACGCGCTGCAACGTAAATAAGCGCAAGGTGGCTTGACATGCGCCGCGTTCACGACACCGCTACGCTGGACTTATTTCAAGTACCCACGCCAGCACCCGAGACACCGGGCACGATGGATTACCGCGTGACGGTGGCGCATCTGGTGAGCGAGATGTTGCGCGGTGCGCAAGGGGATCGCTTTGATGTGGCGGCCAAAATGAGCCGCCTGACCGGTAAGGACGTGAGCAAGAACATGCTCGATGCCTATGCCAGTGATGCCCGCGAGGATCACAACCTACCGTTTTACCTTGTGGCCGCGATGGAGAGCGTATGCGAAAGCTACGCACTGACCGGGTGGCTGGTGGATATGCGCGGCGGGCGTTTGCTGGTAGGGCGCGAGGCGCTGAATGCTGAATTGGGCAAGCTAGAGCGGGCGCGTGATGAAGCCTCCAAGCAGATCAAGAAGCTGAAAACATTGATGGGAGAGCAGGAATGAAAGGCGTCACAAAAGAATGGTTTTCATGCGCTGAACTGGCAGGACTTGATGGGATGCCTACTACGCCTCACGGCGTGCTTTATAGGGCAAAAAAGGAAGAATGGGAATCGCGTAAGCGTGCTGGATATGGTGGTGGGCGTGAGTTTTACATCACCAGCCTGCCGCCTAAAACCCGGCGATTACTTGCTGAAAAATTGATTACTCATGGGATGAATGAGGTTGATGCGTTACTGGCTATGTTCAATGAAGCCATTGCACGCCTTGAAAAGTTTAAGGAAGTCATGAAGGGACTTAGCCATGAGTGAATGGTACTCATCCATGGAATTGGCGGGCTTGCCAGGCCTGCCAAGCACAGATCGTAGGGTGCGGGCAAAAGCCGAGCGCGATCAATGGAAAGCCCAAAAGCGCGCCGGAACCAAGGCGATGGAATACCACATCACCAGCCTGCCACCCGAAACGCGCACGGTCTTGCTCAGCCGGACGGCGCTGGTTGAAGCCGCGCATCATGGCAAAGCACCCTCGCCCCAAGCCCAAGCACCCTCACCCCCAACCCCTCTCCCCAAGGGAGAGGGTGGTAAGGCCATGGTCATTAAAATCAAACCCGAACAGGCGACTACCGAGCAGCTTAAATCCGCGTTTTCACGCGCTGGATTATGCCGGGCGATTGATCGCATGGCCGTGCAAGGCGGGATGACGGTGACGGCGGCGTGTGCATCGCTGGCGGATTTGCTGCATTCGGGCAAGGCTGAACCTGTGCTGGTGCAGATGGCGGTGGAAGCCAACAACAAGCCACGCGCTGGGCATGTGGTTGCGCCACGCACGCTGCTTGCCTGGCATAAGAACTTCACCATTTACGGCCAGAACGGCCTGATACCAGGCAAAAAGTCGAAGGATTTGAGCGTGCCTGCTTGGGCAGGGGCGTTTTTGAAGCGCTACCAGGTGCCGAGCAAGCCTGCGCTGGCGGATGCGTATCGGCTGTTCGCGCAGGATTTAAGCAGCAATGCGCCATCCATCCACCAAGTGCGGCGTTTTATGGACAAGCTTAGCCCGGAAGCGCGCGAACAAGGTCGCTTGGGGGCGCGTGAGCTGAAAACCATTCAGCCCTTCCGCCGCCGCACCTTCGACAACCTTAGCCCGAACGATGTTTGGACGGCGGACGGTCACACGTTTGATGCTGAAATCGCGCATCCGTTCTACCCAAACCGGGTATTTCGCCCGGAGATCACCACGTACGCGGACATTCGCACACGGCGGATTGTGGGCTGGAGCGTGAACCTTGCGGAGTCCGCCATTGCGGTGCTCGACGGCCTGCGCGTGGGGATCCGCGACAACGGAATTTGCGCGGTTTTATACGTGGACAACGGGAGTGGTTATACCAATGCGCAGGTGAACGGCGTGCTGGAGCGCATCGGTATCACCATCACCCACAGCTTGCCCTACAACTCGCAGGCCAAGGGCGTGGTGGAGCGGCTTAATCAGGTCTGGGTGCGCCTTGCCAAGCGGCTGCCGAGCTATATCGGCGCAGATATGGACAAGGAAGCCGGGACGAAGGTGCACAAGATCTCGCGCAAAGCCTTGAAAGATGGCGTGGCGCACCGGGCAATTATCGGCTGGGAGGCATTTGTGACCATGGCACAGGCGGCGGTGGACGAATACAACAACCTCGAACACCGCACGCTGGGGTGCAGCCCGGAGGCCGCGTTGCAAGCCTTTATGGCGCAGGGATGGGTACCGGAAACCGTGGATAGCCACATGCTGGATGTGTTGCTGATGCCGAGCATGAGCCGCACCACGCACCGGGGCGAGGTGCGCCTGGCGAACCGCCTTTACTTTGCGAACGAGCTACGCGACCACCACGGCGACAAGGTTGAAGTGCGCTTTGACCCGCGCGACGGCAGCCGGGTGTGGGTTCATGCGCAGGATGGCAGCTTGATCTGCGAGGCGATGAAGGACGGCAACGCCGCGCCGTATATGCCCGACAACATGCTGGACGATGCACGCCAGAAGCGCGAACAGGCGCAAGTGGGGCGCGGTATCGACAAGATTGAACGGATTGCCGGGGTCAAGGTGCGCAGTATCGAGATCGAGCACGCGCCGGGCAATGTGATTGAGGGCTTGTTTACCGCGCAGGCGGTGCCGGTGGAGATCAGCCGGGACGATCAGGAGCGCACCGCGCGCGCCTTCGCCAAGATGGGGCTGGATACCAAGGGCGAGCCGCTGGTGGATGACACGCCCGCGCCTGCCAAGCCGGTGATTAATGGTCCGTTTGAGCTGTATTTAATCAGCCTGAGCAACCCGGAATCACTAGGGCAATCGCAGTGGGATTATCTGGCCGAGTCCAAGCGCAAGAGTCCGGGTCTGATGATGCGGATCCGGCTGCATGAAGAAAAGCTGGCTGAACAATTAAATGGTTCGGCGAATGAGGACGCGCCCGGGTGGAGCCGGGCGCAATAAGCAACGTGCGTAGAGCACAACAACCGCAGAGGAAATGTAGGGTATGAGAAGTCGATTTGCAATTACTAAAAACGTGAACGCCTATCTGGACGGTGTCCAGGTGGTGGATGATCGTGGGGCGAGCGAGGCCAGCATGTTGCTGGTGACAGGCGACCCCGGCTTTGGCAAAACCAGTACCGTGCAATGGTGGGCAGCACAGAACAACGCCATTTATTTGCGCGCCAAGGCCAGCTACACGCCGCATTGGATCATGACCGAGCTGGTGCGCGAGCTTGGCCACGCCCCGGCACGGCGCTCGGAAGACTTGTTTGCCCAGGCATTGAATGTGCTGGCACGCGACCCGCGCCCGCTGGTGATTGATGAGGCCGAACACGCCTTGCACGATGCGCGCGTGCTGGAGAGCGTGCGCGATTTGACCGATATGACCGAGATTACCACCGTGCTGGTGGGAATGGAGCATGTCCAAGCCAAGATCGCCCGACATGCGCAAATCAGCAGCCGCATTGCCGCTGTGGTGCACTTTACCGCCGCCACGTTTGACGATGTGCGGGTGTGCTGCGACACGGTTTCAGAAGTCAAGGTGGCAGATGATCTGGTCGAAGACATCACCCGCCAGGCCGGTGGCCGCCTACGTGAGGTCATGAACGCCATTGCCGCCGTCGAGCGCATTGGCAAGGCCACCGGTGCGGCGGTGATTGATCTGGCCATGGTGGGCAAACAACGCCTGGTACACGACTGGCAGCGCAAAAGCACCACCACCATCATGCGGGCGAAATCATGAGCGCACGTATGGCCAGCCGCCTGTTGCAGGTGATGGCGCACATCGTCGATAAGGGTGATGACTGCGCCAGCGTGAAGCGCATTTGCCAAGCGTGCAGCATGACCACGACCCAAGTCTCGGACGCCTGCGCGGTGTTGCGGCGCAATGGCTTGGCACGGCATGTCAAAGCCCAGTGCTACGCCTTGACTGAGGCCGGGAGGCTTGCCGCCGAGCGCAAAGAAGAGGTCTGGCGGGGGCCACGCAAGGCCATTGGCGTGACCAAGCCGCGCGATAACACGCTGATCCAACGCGCCTGGAACGCCATGCGCATCAAGCGCAAGTTTGATCTGAGCGAGATTGCCATCTTGGCGGCGCAAGACGAAGCCGAACCCAAGCGCAGCATCACGCAATACTGTTTTGCGCTGGAGCTGGCGGGCTATTTATTGCCCGTCAATGCCCAAGGCGCAACGCGAGGCCGACCCGGCGCATCCAAGCGCTATCTGTTGCAGCGCGACACAGGGCCATTCGCCCCGCGCCATCGCAAGGCCTTGCGCCTGGTGGTGGACATGAACAGCGGCGAGAGCTTCAACATTCAGCGCGAGGCCAACGTATGAGCGCATGGATGGAACTTTTACGCGAAACCGTCAAGGCGACCAATCAAAAGGTGGTTGCCGCCAAGATTGGCTACAGCCCAGCCACACTCAGCCAGGTTCTGAGCGGAACCTACAAGGGCGATATGAGCCGGGTTCAAGCCGCCATTGAAGGGGCATTGATGCAGCACACCGTGGATTGCCCCGTGCTTGGCTCGATTGAACGCCAAGTGTGCATCAAGCACCAGCGCACCGAATTGATCGCCACCAACCCGCTGCGGGTGCGCATCTGGCGCGCCTGCCGCAACTGTCCCAACAACATGAGCCACGAGGAATAACACCATGATTTCACCAGCCCCTGCGCACGCGATCTCTGTTTGGCTTAGCTATGGATATTCCGCTGATAGCAGTCGAAAACTGGAAGAAAACACGCATCGCCTGCACATCGCCAACACGCTGACCCGCGAGCTGCAAAGCATGGGCATCCGCGTGCAGCGCATTGACATCGCCGTGCCACGCCCGCGCTTGTATTTGGATATTGCCCCATCGTCTGCCCTGCCACTGCGCGGCATCACACGCCGCCGTATCGACAGCGACGTCGTTGAATGCGCCGCTATTTTAAATGACTGCGAACTGCTGTGGACAGAATTTGAAGACGAACCCCTTGCCGCCTGAGCTTAACGAGCACATCACCCCAAGCCGGTAGTGGGGCAAAACACCGGCAGCGCGTGCATGGGTTCACAAACCTCCCCTGTGTGACCGCGCCGAATGACGGACGTAAACCGTCACCCATGCGAAACCATAGGCCACGGCCTTGGTCATCCGGCAGTGGTTTGCCGGGTCTGAAGAGCAGCCACCCAACCAACCAAGAGACAGCACCATGGCCATGAAACCGAGCCGAAAAAAGATGCCCGCCATTGCGGTAAGCATCCCGCAAAACCCCATCCAAGTGACCGATTACATCCGCCAGATTGGTCAGTTGCAGCGCGACACCCAGCGCGTGCAAGCGGCCATGAATGATGAATTGGCCGCCGTGCGCGAGCGTTACGAGACCGAAGCGCAGCCTCTGATCCAGAGAGCCGACGCACTGACCGAAGGACTGCACACCTGGTGCGAAGCCAACCGCGAAAAACTCACCCAGGGCGGCAAGGTCAAAACCGCCGCCTTCCCGAGCGGCGAAGTGTCCTGGCGCATTCGCCCGCCATCCGTGCGCGTCACCGGTGCCGACGCGGTGCTGGATGCCCTGCGCAAGCTCGGCCTGAATCGCTTTGTGCGTACCAAGGACGAAGTCAACAAGGAAGCCATTTTGAACGAACCCGAAGCCGTGGCGCATGTGCCAGGCATCAGCATCAGCCAAGGCGAAGATTTTATCGTCACCCCTTTTGAAGTCGAACTCTCGGAGCAAGCCGCATGAGCAAACTAACCCAAACGATGCACGCATTAAGTGACATCCCCGCGACCACCGCCGACCAGTTGGTCAAGGTACTGGCCGAATCCATTGAAGCCCTGTTGGTCGAAGACGGCGAGGCAAATATCCCCGGCGTGGGCAAGCTCAAGCTGGTGTTTCGCGAAGCACGCAAGGGGCGCAACCCGCAAACGGGCGAAGAGATCGCTATTCCATCCAAGATGAGCATCAAG